AGTTGACCTATTATTCAGACGGCACAGCAGAGTTCTCGGAAGTCTCAAGGTCATCATCCTACGATGCGGCTATGCAAGCCTATGAGTTAGCACATCAAGCGGACGAGACTGCAACTTCAGCAAATTCTACGGCATCACAGGCGGCAGATGCCATCATAGATATTAACCAGCAGTTAGAGGATATAGGCAATTCCGTCAGAATCAATAACGAAGCAGGTACGGTATTCATCGGTACTACTGGAGAATCGGGCGGTGTCGAACATACATTATCTGCGGTAAAAATCATACCAACAGGAATCGACTTCATAAAGGACGATGAGAGGGTAGCGTATATAGATACATCCACTAACGAGAGTGCCTTGGATATTAACACAGCACGAATACATAACGCTATCCGTATCGGTGAACTGGAGATAATTGAGTTCAATGGCGGTATCGGAATAAGGAGAGTCTAATGGCGGCAGGAACGGTAAAACTATCATATACAACAACTTCAAATGGAGTATCTTCGGCAACCGTAAGCGTCACTATGACATACTACGGAAATGGAGAGACTTATGACGGAGCACCATCATCTAACAACTGTTGGATAACATTAAATGGTACGACAAAATATTTCACTCACGGATATACGACTTCCTCATCAGCCCAGACTATGGGGTCTGCAAGTTTCACCATCAACAAGACTCACGCAACCCAGTCGCTCACTGCTACTGGTGGAATCACTAACTACAGTTCTGTTTATAGCAATCCAACTGGTTCTTGTACGGTAAGCGTTTCCGCAAAGACTTCATACACCGTCTCATATTACGCCAATGGCGGTTCGGGTGCTCCAGCATCACAGACCAAGTGGTATGGCGAGACTCTTAAATTATCAACCACACAGCCTACAAGAACAGGATATACCTTTGCTGGTTGGAACACTAATTCAAGCGGTACTGGAACAAACTATTCAGCAGGTGCAAATTACACATCGAACGCCGCACTTACCTTATATGCGAAGTGGACACCTGTTACCTATACAGTAACCTATAACGCTAATGGCGGTACTAACGCACCTGCAAGTCAGACCAAGACTTATGGAGTAGACTTAACACTTTCGTCTGGTATTCCCACATATTCGGGATATAACTTCCAAGGCTGGTCTACTACAGATACTGGTGGTGTTGAGTATAACCCAAGCGGTACTTACACGGCAAACTCTGCGGTCACTCTGTATGCGGTTTGGACAGTTGCATATACTTCACCATCAATTAAAAATGCGGTGGCTGTGAGGTGTGACTCAAGTGGCAACGAGAAACTGTCTGGCGATTATGTGAAAATATCCTTCTCGTGGAACGGTGGTCTTGAAGCAGACGGAACTATAAACCCTGCGACTATCACGGTAACAGGCGATGCCACATACTCGACTACCAAGACTGGAGTGTTTAGTGGTGAAATCGCATTAAACCCAGTACAGTTGGCTATCAGTTCGACAGGTTCGGCAGTAGTAACAGTTACCGATACCGTGAACGATATATCGGCTACACAGACCATTACACTTCCGCAAGGTGGTGTTGCTATCCACATTTCAAAAACAGAAAGAGCCGTAGAGTTCTTTGGTATAGCAGACGACAACGAGACAGGAGTCAAAGCACCATCAATGACAGAAGCAGAGTTAAACGCATTTCTTGATTCCTTAAACAGAAATTTCCGTGGCTCTGTTGACTGGATTGTGGAAGAGGGTACGGACGGAATATGGAAATACAGAAAATGGGATAGCGGTTTATGTGAAGTATATGGGACTTATACCGATACCTCGTCAACCGCATACACAAGTGCAGGTGTTGGATATTACAGAACATTCAATGTTAATTTGCCCGATATATTCACTTCTGTTGATAATCCGCAGGTCACGGCAAGAACGGGAAATGTCGGAGGAACTACGCTATTGAGCGTGAACACCACAACAATATCCGTACTTATATTCAGCACAACTTCAACGGGCAGAGAGGTCAATATTTTCTTTGATATAAAAGGCAGGTGGAAGTAATGGCAAACAGCAATTTAGTTACAAGAGAAGATTTGGCAAATATATTCGGTGCGTTGGGTGAAGGGTCTTACGGGACAAGAATAGATGCGTTGGAAAGCCACGATTATATAGTTGAGCAAGGCACAAGCGGAATTTGGACATACAGAAAGTGGAACAGCGGAATTGTTGAGTGTTGGGGGTTGGCTACCATATCAAGCCTTACTTGGGTTTCATATTTAAGTACAGGGCTATATTATACAAACCCAAATTGGGAAGTCGCTTTCCCTTTCTCCATAACCAATCCGAGAGTAACTGCAACTATAGTTAAGGCGGGAGGCAATGTCGGTTGGGTTGCCAACGCTAACTATTCAAGTGAGAAAGCGTTTCTGTCCGTTGTCCGAAATGGGAATAGCGGGGAAACAAGTGCATCTATAACAGTCAAAGGAAGATGGAAGTGAAAAATCTAATCATCATACTAATAATCTTGGCTCTCATAGTGGGAGTCATCAGTTACATTTATTCAGCACCGTTGCTTTATATCATTTGGGAAATGAGGTGATTCAAATGAAAGACAGCACATACGACATCTTACGCTTCATAGCAGACCTGCTTTTACCTGCTCTCGGAACACTCTATTTTGCACTCTGTGGCATTTGGGGATTCCCTTACGGAGAACAGATAGTAGGCACAATAACCGCATTAGTAGCGTTCCTCGATGTCATCTTAAAGGTAAGCAAGAACAAGTATAACAAGGGGGTAGACGATGTTAGCGAGTAGCCAGATTTTAGCAAGAAGTGACAACTACGGTGGCACAAGGTCAACAAGTCAAATCAAATGGCTCGTGTACCACTACACAGGGAACTCTACAGACACGGCAAGAGCAAACGCTAACTACTTTGCAAGGACTTATGTGGATGCTTCTGCTCACTATTTCGTAGACGAGACAGAGGTTATACAGTCTGTTCCCGACAACTATGTTGCGTGGTCTGTAGGCTCAACAAGATGGCTTGACCAAGGCTCACCTTACGCTTCTAAAGGACACAAGTATTGGGGAATCGTCAACAATACCAATTCCATTTCAATCGAGATGTGTTCAGTTAACGGTCAGCATACAGCCAAGATACTGGAGAACGCCAAGAGATTAGGACAGGCACTCTGCGAGTTATACAACATCGACAATGCACACGTTATCAGACACTTTGACGTAAACGGTAAACTCTGTCCTATCACTTTCGTAACAAACGAAACAGGCTGGAATAACTTCAAGAAAGACATCGGTTGTGATGTACAGAAAGGTATTAAGCCTACACCTATCGAACCCGAAAAACTTGAGATAGACGGTCTGCTTGGAAGAAAGTCCGTATTAAAGATGCAGGAGTGGTTAGGCACATCGGCAAGAGACGGATGGATTAGCGGACAGAAAATAGGGGCTTATGACTATCAGCAGAACCTTATAGCCGTTGACTACGATGACGGTGGTTCTCCCACTATCAAGACTCTCCAGACATACCTTAACAACAAGGGATACAACTGTGGGTCAGCAGATGGATATATGGGTGTCAACACAATAAAAGCACTTCAGAAGTTCCTTAATGCTAAAGGATATAACTGCGGTGCGGTAGACGGACATCTGGGCGAGAACACAGCCAAGGCGTTCCAGAGATTCCTTAATTCAATATAGCAAAACAGGGGCAGGGCAATCCTTAACTATTTTAATTGGCTTGAGTGGTTGTGTCTCTAACGCTCTGCCCCTTAATTATTTTAGGAGTGAATAATGAATCAGCATCTCATCGAGATAATAGCCATAGTATTTGGCTCACAAGGTCTTTGGGTACTAATAAATAACGTATACCAAGAGAGGAAAAAGAGGAAGAAGAAAACACCTTTTGAACTGATGGTACTCGCTCTTGTAAGAGAGAAACTGCTATTCCTGTCGAAACAGTACATACAGAATGGTGGCATCCCCGAAGATGAAGTATCAGCGTTCAAAGAATTATATAAATCGTACATAGAAGCAGGTGGCAACACCAATGTAAAAGAACTTGGCGAAAGAGCCAATAACCTTCCAATATTTTTTGAGGAGAACTGAAATGGCAAGCACAACAGCAGATAAGTATTTACAGGATTTCCAAAACACCATCAAGACAAATTCAGCCGCTTTAAAGGGTATCAAGGCTGGCTATGACACAATGTATCAGAACTACGCCAACGGTTTGGTTAATGACGGTACATTCCAAGCCATAGAGAACGCAAGGACAAATGCCAACAACCTTACGAACCGCAACTATGACAACAGTGCCAAAAATTACTACACGATGTACAGACAGAATCAGTTGGCTATGCCAGAGAAACTTTCCAACCTTGGAGTGACTGGTGGTGCAAGTGAGACAGCCTTACTGAAACTGATGAACCAGTATTCGGGCAATATGTACAACAACGAGAACGCAAGGAACAACACTATTAACACCACTAATATGCAGTATGACCAGCAGATAGCGGACAACAGTAAAAACATCGCCCAGCAGTTAGCCGACACCTATCTGAAACTCGCACAGCAGGCAAGAGAAGAATTGTTAGCAGAACAGCAGGCGGCTTTAGCGGCGGCAAGGTCTTATGGCGGTAGTGGTGGTGGATACTATTCTGGCGGTGACGGATACTATTACGATGATACTGGTAATAAATTAACTTCCGACCAAATGGCACAGGTT